TCTGTTGCACAATGTTTTTTTGATATGGAAAGTAAATTAGTACGAAGTATCATGCCTCAAATTTTCCCTTACGCATCGCATACAATGAATATAAAGCCAACAGACTCTTTAAACAAAAATGGAGAATAAATATATTCTATATTGAAGAATAGTAGAAACAGATTTCTTTGCTACTTTCTTTCCCGCATAGGCTCACGAAAGAAAGTAGCCGGGCGGGAGTGCCACCCGAAATAGATTACAGTTCCGAAAAGCTATCAATTTCACATTCCAATATAACGACCTCCACCTGATGGGTATAAAAGTCGTTTTTCTTTTCAGTATTATTATTTTGGTTCTATTATTTAGTGATTTGAGTCTTTTTTTATTCTATTTCTTCACAATCCTTTCTTGGTGAATTATACACCACTTAATTATTTCCCTTCCACGCAGTTACTTCTTACTTTTATATCGTATTTACGACAATGGATTGATTGTCGTGAATGGGAAGCCTAAATATTTATCAATCATCTGTATTGGTAGTATTTTTACTTCCGCAAATTGAATCTCAAATTTTAATTCATACGGTATGACAATCTTAGAACAAATCTTGGCAGGACTGCAACAGAAATTCACTGGGGTGGACACTGCTATCTTAACCCGAATCGCTACTAAAAAGGCAGAGGGTGTAACGGACGAGACAAAGGTAAACTCCATCGTGGAGGGTATCAGCTTTTCGGACGTGTTAAATTCCTATGGCGATTTCCGTGCCGGGGATGCTACCCGTACTTCTGTATTGAACTACGAGAAAAGGCATAACCTTAAAGACGGTAAGCCAATTGAGAACCCTAATCCCAATCCTAACCCTAATCCGAAGCCGGAAGATAAGACGGACGATATGGCGACTATTATTGCCAACGCAGTGAATGCAGCCGTTAAACCTCTTTCTGATAAGCTCGCTCAATTCGAGACAGAGAAGTTACAAGCTACCCGGCAGGAGCAGATTATGGCAAAGGCAAAGGAGTATGGTATTCCAGAAACATTCGCAAAGCGTTATGCAATTCCTGATGATGCGGACTTAGATACTTATTTCAAGGACGCAAAGCAGGAACTTGCCAATGTTGGCTTTAGCGGTGTAACCCCTCCCGAATCAGCAGAAACGAAGATTGAGAAAGAAGCTGAATCTATCGCCAAGATGATTGACGAGGGAACGAATGCTATTGTTGAACAAAACAAGAATTAATTATGTCAGCAGGATTTAAGTATGACTTGGTTCCGCATGTTGAGCAAGAGGAACGTTACGATGTCCAGACAGGCATCCGTAGACGTGGCCCGTTCAAGCTCGATACGCAGAACCTAGTAGTGGGAAGTTTTCTTCCCGGATTTACACCGATTTGTGCGGATTTGAAAAACAAGTTCGCTTATGTGGTAATCAATGTGGAAGTAGTGGAAGCATACGCAACCGGTGATGCTGCATTGTCCATCAAGGTAGCCAAAAACTCTTTGGCATACGTGGGTATGTTCATCGGAAGCGGTACGAAAGGTGCGGAAGTAACGGCTATTGACAAGACCAACAAAGTGTATGATGTATTGACAATCAAGGCTGCTTTTGGTGAGAATATCGCCAAAGATGCGGTACTCTTTGAGGCGGTTGCGGTTGATGGTTTGAAGCAGAAGCACGTGGCAAATTCGGCTCTGTACAACCGGACAAAGGTTGAGGATGGAATCACACTGGTTTCATTGCTTCGTACAGCCGCAGAAATTGAGCCTTCAAAATTGGTTATGCCGTTCTCCGAGAACGATAAAGCCAACACGAAGGGATGGTTTGAATTTAACGAATAAGGAGGTAGGATATGTTTTTAACGATTCAAACATTATTCGATGATGCGAACATTGTTTCCGCTATCATTAGACGTGTGAACCAGACACGTAAAGACACAATCTATTGGCAGCAGTATCTTACTTTCCGTAGAGTAACTACTCGTGTGTTCAAAGATTATATCGGCTCTGTAACTGGGGTAATGGCCGGTTCTATCAATTCACGTTTTGGAGAGAAACCTATTCGTGAACGTAGAAATATCGGCTCCGGCTATGGTGAGATTGCCTATTTGGGTGATGCTTATCAGATGTCTATTGACCGTCTTTCTGAATTGCAGGATTTAATTGACAAGTTCAATGTAGCTAAAACGGCAGATCAAAAGGTCGCAATGGAAGAGATTGTAAACTTCCTGGCAGATGATTACCGTCAGATTACCCTTGCTGCTCACAAACGCATGGATATTATTGTTGGTGCCTTGTTGATGCTTGGTGAAGCCACCGTTTATAACAAGGATGCTGCAATTACTTCCGGTCAGACCAATAATAAACTGTTGGAAATTACCCTTCCGTTCAACTTTATCAAGCCGATAAGTGGCGATGTGATTGTAGACGGAAAGAATATGTTTATCTCTTATTTGAGAGAGAAACTTCATTCTTTGGCTCCTGACTTTGGTGTTTATGCCAAGATGATTATGACACGTGCATCTTTCAATAAGCATGTTCTTGGTTCATCCGAGTTTGGAGAGCAATATAAGATGATTCTCGGTACTAACGAAATGAAATTGAGTACAGGCTTGGTTTCCTCTTCTTTGGCTTCCGAAGTGTTCACCGGTATCGGCCTGCCGCGTATTGAAATCAAGGAAGATCACGTGAAAGATCAAACGGGAAAGAACGTGCAGATTTACGCAGATAATCGTATTACCCTGCTACCCTCTGACCAAATCGGTTATATGCGCCACCATACCCCGTATGAAGCGGCCGACCCGGTACAGGGACGTACTTATATCCCGTCAGAAGGTCAGATGCTTATCTCCAACTATCGCGACAAAAACGGTCGCTATATGGAATATACGGCAGAGTGGATTCCGCAGATTTCCAATCCGGATTTGATTACCAATATCGACTTGAGCGAGATCGCATCAATCCAATCAGCATAAGGAGGTGACTATGAAAATAAGGGTTATATCTGTTTTTCGCGACAAGTTCACCGGTAAGTATTATACTCCTGGTGAAGTGATTGAAGTCTGCGAGGAATCGCGTGTGATGGACATGGAGAGCCGCAGGCTTGCCGAACGGGTTGAGGTGAAAACTCCCGAAGTGAAGGCTCCCGAAGAAAAGAAAGAGGTTAAAATCTCCCTTTTTGAAAAAGAGTTTGATAAAAAGGTTTTGGTTGATGCTTTAAAGTCTATTGGCGTGCAGGCTTCCGGTAACATGAAAGAAGAAACTCTTTTGGGCAAGGTTGCAGAATTTGATGAAGAATCAACTGCCAAGCTGAAAGAAGCATTAGGAATTGAGTAAGGATAGGGTAGTTTACTCTACCCTTCCGTTGTCTAATTTTATAAATCAGAAAAGAAATGAAGAATTTTATTTTTGCCATGTGTGGTTTTTTGATGATGTCTTTGGTTTCGTTGAGCGTGCAGGCATCAAGTGTGAAATCTCCTAAGTGTGAGTACGTGAATCCATCTGTTGATGTTGGTTTGCCAGACATTCAGTGTATCACTTTTGAAGCATCTCCTGTTGATTGTGTTGTGCTGACCGTTCCGCAGCCAATATTTATGGTTGTGGATAGTCCAGTGAAGCAACCAGTGATTATTACGGCAATGCAAAGGAAACAGATTTCAGTTCCTAAATGCCCGTTCCGGTACGTCTATAAGTCGAAGTATTGCACACATTATAGTCATACAGCTATAGTAAACTGATTACACCATATTAAGATGACGGTAAACGAATACATATCACAGAAGTTTCAGACTTTCGGCATTCAGTTGTCGGAAGCTGAACTTTTGGATATGTGTCTGAACTCGAAGATAAGCGGAGAGGATGAGATGAATGAGGATTGTTACGGCCGTGTCTCTGTAGCGATTGTGAAGTTCATCCCTTCTTTATTACTTCGTGCCACTTCAATCAGTGAAAGCGGTTTTTCTATGTCTTGGAACATTCAAGGTATTAAGGATTACTATTCATTTCTGTGTAAACAGTACAGTTTGAAAGACGAGTTGAGCAACAAACCTAAATGCACTTTCTTATGATATTCGTCCCACACATATTACAAGTAAAGGTAATCACTCCAATGGATAAGGATGAGTTCGGAAGACCTATTCCCGGCACCGGTGGTGAATGCTGGCAGGATGTATGTAAGTGCCGTTGTGATGATAACACTACCAAAGAGTTTACGTCTGATAACGGTTCTGTGTATCGTCCTAACTACCATGTGGTGTGCGAGAAGAGAATCACTGTCAAGGCAGGGGATGAGGTCCGTTGCATGGATGGCGATAATTTGAGAGGGCAAGGCGAGGTTTATACGGTGAAGAATACGAACTACTTTGGATATTCGGAACTATGGATGTAGGATTTGATTTTTCAGATGTCGATTCCTTTTTCGATGAAGGAGAATGGGAGGTTGAGAAGAAAATGATTGATGAGGGCAATGAAGCCGTTAAGTACGCGGAAGAGTATGGCAATTATCAAGACCACACGCTCACTTTGAGAACGTCCAACAAGTACGATGTCGATAAAGACGGATTGACACTATACAACGATGCGGCATCCCCTAAAGGCTACAACTATGCTTCCAATGTGGAATCCAAAGGATATGATGTACTAAGTGGCGCCGCTTTGTATGCAGAGAAACAATTAAAAGAGGAATTTGAAAAATGATAACAGTAACAAGAGAAGATGTTCTTGCTAATATGCAAGATGTGATTGTGAAAACGGTTGTGGAGTTCGATAAACCATGTACATACGTAACAGTTCGCATGAAGAACGGTTTTACTCTACGGGAATCTACCACTTGTGTTGATCCTGCTAATTACAATGAGGAAATCGGAAAAGAGATTTGTTTGCAAAAGATAGAGGATAAAGTTTGGTTCTTGCTTGGATATGCTTTACAAGACAAACACCCTATCAATCAAACATTCAAAGACCGTTTGCTTATCGAACGACAGGATTTAGCCGAAAGGTTTAGTAAGCTGTGTGCTTTTGTAGATACTCCCAAGTTTGAAGAAGTTGTAAAAGACGAACACCAACGTGATTTGCTTCTGCGACAGCGCGATTATATGAGCGAGTATCTGAACGTTCTCAACCAACGTATCGAAGCATTGGGATGATAGTAACTACCGACATAGGAAACATTCTCTACCGGGATTGCAAGGATTTCGGGATAGACATAGTACCGGCAGGAGAAACACTGACGGGCGAATTGAAGTCCGAAAGGATTGTCATCCACACGAAGAAGCAACAGCCGGAAACATATTGGAAGAAGTCCTTTGCCGAGGTGAATATCTGTGTACCTAATTTGAGTGAGAATGAAGCGAACTCTATCCGTCTGAATGAGCTTGAAAGGCAAGCCAACAAGCTATTCGACGATGTGGTAAGCACCTATGACGGCACAGCCTATCGTTACTCAATCGAATCAATCGGTACGGAAGCAGACACAGCTTTGAAGTGTCATTATGTGAATGTAAGAATTCTATTTGAAGTATTAAATGTAAAACTATAGGATTATGATTTCAGCAGTAGGAATTAAAAGAATCTTGTTTGCCGACACAAATGTAGTTACGGCAGACATTACTCCCGAAATTGCTAAGACTTTAATTTCGGCAGCTATCACTGCTAAAAATGAAGTACAAAATGTACATGGGGAAACTTGGCAGATTGAAGAGTCGGAAGCATCTGTAACTGGTTACAAGAACCAGTTGAGCGGTCAGAACTACCGTTATGATACAACTCTTGGTGATATTACTCCTGCTTTCTCTATCGGTCAGTACGATTGGAAGACGAAAGCGGCCCTCATGGGTGGAGCGGTTGTTGAAACTGGTGCAGATGCAAATAAGGTTGCCGTAGGTTGGAAACGTCCTTTGACTAAAGATGTCATTAATAAGGCTCTTTTCTGCTTGACAGAAGACAATGTTTGGTTTATCTTCCCTAACGTACAGATTGTTGCCCGTGAAGCAAATACCGATAAGGCAATTGCTATCGCTGTTCGTGGTTTGGTACAAACGCCAACAGTAGAAGGCGTGTCTTCTGAATACAACTATGATGAAGATGCTGTTAAAGCATTGACCGCATAAGTTTTTAGGGCGAAAGATTGTTTTCAGATGGCGGTGAGCAATCACCCACCGCCATTTTAATTTAAATATTATGAATCAAGCAGCTAAAATAGTATCTGATGTTCTGTTGGGTTTAGATTTTAAAAATGTGGAGATAGGAGGAATGATTTATACTATCAAACCTCCTACAATCAAGGTGATTTGCCGAGCAATACGGCATTTCTCTAATATAGGTATGACTGGTGATAACATCATGGAAGCCATCAAGGAACTTCCCGAAGCTACTGAAGATATGTTGGAAGGTATTTCATGCTTCATTTGTGGTAGTGAAGATTTGGCTAAGGCATTGGAGAACGGAACCTTTGAAGAAATCAAAGAAGCGTTGGAAGCGTGTTTTTCCATGATGGATATTTCGGCTTTTCAGTGTGTCAGCTCGATGAAGAACGTGTCGATGCTGGCAGCCAAGCCGAAACAGTAGGAAACACAACGTTCTTCGGGCAGATAGCCCATTTGATTGATACGCTTCATTTGACATATACGGAAGTTTTTGAGGTTATCCCTTATAGAAATTTATTGATGATGCAACGGGACAAACTTCATGCCGTATATGGCGGTCAGAAGGTAAAGAAAATCAGTGGTAAGGAATTGGCGAATCGTAGAAAGAGAAAATAGGTATGGCAAAATTATATTTCAAGGTAGCAAGTGACTGGGAAGAGGTTGTAAGACTCCGTAATGAGATAGTGAAGTTAAAGCAGGAGTTAAAAGGCATGGATAGTACGCAATCTCCCGCTGCTTTCAAGACTCTGAATACCCAACTGTCCGCATCCACTCAAAAGATGGATGGATTGGTAAATGAAGCCGCCAAAGCCGGAGCGATGATGGAGGGCAGCTTCAAAAAGAAAATCTTCGATGCCTCCCAATCAGTAAATGGGTTTACAGAAAAAATCATTGCTCAAAAGGCGGTGGTTAAGGATATTGAAGCGGATATAAAACGTTTGGGAGATGCTTATCGCATCGCCTTGAAACGTAACCCTACATCGGCAAACAGTAAGTTAGAAGAATATAATGCTGCCCGAAAGGTTTTAGATGAAGAAAAAGCGGCTCTTTTTGGATTGACTCAACAGCAGGCGGAAGCTCGTCTTTCCGTAAAGAAACTCCGTGATGAATACTCTCTTTACAAGAGTGACGCAAAAGGTGTTACTGAGGCTAACGAAGGCATCACTATCTCTTGGAAGAAAGCACTGGCGGTTATTGGTGGTGCTGGCGTACTGAAAGCGTTAGGTTCTGAAATCATCCGTGTGCGTGGTGAGTTTCAAGCGGCCGATACTGCTATTCAAACATTGTTAGGTAGCAAGGAGAAAGCCGATGCGCTCATGGTGCAAGTACGTGAATATGCAAAGATTTCACCTTTGGAATTTTCAGATGTCACTGCCGCTACACAGATGATGTTAGGGTTTAATATCGAAGCTGAAAGAGTACCACGTTATTTACAAGCTATTGGTGATGTTTCTATGGGGAATACACAGAAGTTTAACTCTCTTACTTTGGCTTTTTCTCAGATGTCAGCAGCAGGTAAGCTGATGGGGCAAGACCTTAATCAGATGATTAATGCCGGATTCAACCCCTTGCAGATGATAGCTGAAAAGACAGGGAAGTCTATTGCCACACTCAAAGATGAGATGTCTAAGGGGGCTATTTCCGCAGAAATGGTACAACAGGCGTTTATTGACGCCACTTCCGCAGGCGGTCGGTTCTATAATATGTCCGAGAATGCTTCAAAAGAGATAAACGGTCAGCTATCTATGATGCAGGATGCTTTGGATTCTGTGTTTAACGAACTAGGGCAGAAGTCAGAGGGTGTAATCATGGACGGTATTCAGATGACTACCTCACTGATTGAAAACTATGAGACAGTCGGGAAGCTGCTTGCCGGATTGGTGGTTACTTATGGTACATACCGAACCGCAGTGATGCTTGTTACTGCTGCTGAAAGTAAACATACTCTTGTGGAGATTGGACTGACTAATGCCCGTGTATTAGCAAGAAAGGCACAAATGGCTCTCAATGCGGCAATGCTTACAAACCCCTACGTTGCATTGGCTACAGTGGTGGTTGGATTGACTGCTACGATATGGGCAATGTCTGATAGCACAACTGCCGCTGCGCGTGCTCAAAAAGAATATAACGACATTAAAGATGCAGCATCTAAAGAGGAGCAGGAACATAAACAGAAAATAGAGGAACTACTTACTGCTGCACGTGATGAAAGTTTGGCAACTCTTACTCGCCAAAAATCATTAGAAGAACTCCAAAAGGAATATCCAAAGATATTTGAGAAGTACGACATTGAGAAGCTTAAATTAGAGGATATTTTAAAATTGAAACAACAAATCAATGAAGAAGATTCAAAACGTTCTGTTCAAGGTAGGAAGGATGATTACTCCTCATTAAAACAAACAGTCACCAATCAACGGAGATATTTACAGCTATTTGATAATCCGAATTTACGTAAGAATATGTCAGATGCCGATATGGAAATATGGAAAATGTTTTCCGGCAAACAATCCTACGTACAAGTTCGTGAGAAAATGGAGAAAAACTCCGAACTTTTAAAAAAATATCAGAAAGATGTATTGGATGATAATATCTCCGCTTATAAATCCAATCTTAAAAACTATTCAAAAGAAAAGCTGGAAGCAGAATTAAAGCTTGCTCAATCGTCTGCATCTAAGCGTAATGGTTTTGTCGTAAATGGTATGATGATTAGAGGTGGCGATTTAGAAAGTGTTATTTCTTCAATTAATGGAGCGTTAGCTGAAAAGAAATCTCCTTCCACTTACAAACAGGACTACGAAAAAGCGAAGAAAGACTGGGAAGATGCTAAAAAGAAACTCTCTGAAATAGAAAAGGACAAATCCAAGTTTACCTCAAAACAGTATGAAGAGGCTAAGAAACAAGAAGAAACTACCGAAAAAGCATACAAAGATTTAGGTGGTATTACCGGTAGTGCTTTATCCAAACAAGAAAAGGCTTCTGAAAAACAGAAGAAAGAACAGCAAAAGTCTGCCGAGGAACTTCTTTCTCTTCGTCGCCAGAACCAGCAGGATGAAGTCAGTTTGATGAAAGAAGGTACGGAGAAGAAACTGAAACAGATAGATTTGGATTATCAAAAAGAACTGGACGCCATTAAAAAACAGGAGAAAGACCTGTCAGAAAAGCAAGGTGGAAAGTTGACCCCTGAACAATCTATAGAGATTTCAGCTCGTTACACTAATGCTGAAAATAAGAGAGATAAAAATATTGCTGACGTAACAAAAGAACAACTTAAAACTGAACAGCAGGCGTTGAATGATTACTTGAAAGAGTATGGCACATTCCAGCAACAGAAATTCGGCATCGCCCAAGAATATGCCGAGAAGATACAAAAGGCTCAGAATGAAGGCGAGCGTTTGATATTGAAGAAACAGCGTGACATCGCCATCCAAAACAAAGAGACTGAAGTTGTTAAAGCCAATATCGACTGGGTGACTGTGTTCGGAGAATTTGGTTCCATGTTTTCTGATCTGATTAAACCTACTTTGGAAGAAGCAAAGAAATATATCCGGACTGATGAGTTTAATAACTCCGATCAGGCAAGTCAGAAATCATTGATTGACGCTATCAACCGGATGGAAAAGTCTTTGGGCGGTGCCAGTGGAGTGAATTTCAAGAAACTTGGTGAGGATGTAAAAGCCTATCAGACAGCGGAACAAAATCGTATCAATGCAGTAGAAATCGAAACGGAGGCTTTGGACAAGCTCCAAAAAGCGCAAGAGGACTACACCAAGGCACAGAAGGATGGAACTGAAGAGGAAAAGCAGGCTACCGCGAATGCCCTTGATATAGCACGGCAGAATGCTGACATTGCATCTGCCAACGTAAAGACGCAAACGGATATCGCCAACCAGGCCCAGCAGAACATGACCGATACCGCTACTAAGCTGAAAGCGAGCATGGAGAACTTGTTGGGAGGGTTGCAACAACTGTCTTCGGGCGGATTATATAACGCATATAGTGGAATTATCAAGACGGTGAACGGATTCAAAGATGTGATAGGTAAAACGTCTGATTCCCTTAAGGAGGTTCCCATTGTCGGATGGATTCTGTCCATCATTGACGTGCTCAAAGACGGATTGAGCAATCTTGTTGGCGGTCTACTAGATGCTGTCTTGAATGCTGTTAGCGGCATTATTAGTGATGTTTTGTCTGGAGACTTGTTTGTTACAATTGGTAGGTCTTTAAGAGATGGCATAGGTAATATTCTAAATGCAATTTCATTCGGAGGATTCAATTCCTTGTTTGGCATTGGTGGTAACAAAAAAGAGGTCGAGGAAGCTATCAACAGACTGACAGAACGAAATGGAACACTACAGACCGCCATTGAGGATTTGACAGATGTAATGGAAGCCAGCAAGGGAACAAAGTCTGTTTCTGCATATGCCGATGTAAAGAAGCTGCAAAAAGAGACGGAAGAAAACTATAAAAAAATAGCACAGGAACAGGCTAGATATTCAAGTGCTCATCATAGCTGGAACTACTACTGGGGTGGATTTAACCAAGAAGAAATCTCTCGTTTAAGCAATCAGATTGGTAGAAATTGGAACGGTGATATATGGTCACTTTCTCCCGAAGAGATGAAAATGCTCCGCAGTAATGTTGACATGTGGGAGAAAATTCAGAATACAGGGAAGGGCGGTTACGGAGAACGTCTTTCTGAAAAATTGGATGATTATATCGACCAAGCAGGTAAGATGGAGGAGCTGACTAATAAGTTGTATGAAGGACTAACCGGAATATCTTTCGACTCTATGTATGATAGCTTCATAGACAATCTTATGGATATGAAATACGATGCGAAGGCGGCAGCGGAAGATATATCGGAATACTTCATGCGCGCCATGCTTTCCAATAAGATTGGTGAATTGTATAGTGATAAACTTGAAGGATGGTGGAAGAAATTTGGTGCCGCCATGGAGGATAATGAACTGACTGAAGCTGAAAGGGAGGCTTTGCAGGATGAGTATATGCAATATGTAGAAGAAGCCATGAAGCTTCGTGACGAGCTTGCCGCAGCAACTGGATATGACAAGATTTCTCAAGAATCTACTTCCCAATCTTCGACTTCCAGAGGGTTTGGTACCGAAATGACGCATGAGGATGCCGGAGAACTAAGTGGTAGGTTTACTGCTTTACAGATTGCAGGGGAAGAAGTCAAGAATCAGAATGTAATTCAATCTCAATCTCTGAACTTGTTAACCGCCAAGGCTGACACTATACTCTCTGTTAATACAGAGACAAGAAATATCGCTGACGACACAAGGGATTTGATAGCACAGTCTTATCTTGAACTGGTGCAGATTTCGGAGAATACAGGGGCAATCGTCAAACCTATTCAACAGATGCAAAGAGATATAGCAGAAGTTAAAAAGAATACAGCAAAATTATAGTCTATGAATGAATTATTGATAAATAACAAGGATGCTTACGCTTTATGGGGTGTGAGAATGGGAGAGGGGTTTCTTGATGTAATTGGGGCAGCCGTCCCCATGAAAGACTTTATTGAGAGTAAAAGCCGACTTGAACATGGGAAACGGGTAATAATTAGTAATCCTAAAGTCGATGAGCGGGAAATAACTCTTTCGTTCACTATCGAGGGTAATTCTCAGTCTGATTATCAAGCAAAGAAGAAAGCTTTCTTTGATGAGCTGTATAAAGGTGTGGTTGATATTAAGATTCCTGCTAATAGTAGTGAGGTTTACCATCTTATTTATACTGGCAAGAGTGTCACTTATGCTCAGAGCTTAGATAGGACTTTTGGTAAGATTTCAAGTAAGTTTTCGGAGCCGAATCCGGCTAACCGAACCTAATTCACGACATTGGTTTTATTGTCGTGTATAAGAGTGCCCAATTTTAGGCACTCTTTTTTTTATCCCCGAACTTTGGGGTATTATGATAGTAGACATCAAAAACATATCGGGTGCCATTCTTCTTTCAACCACTCCCAACGAAGGTTGCAAGCGGAAGCTTACGCTCCAAAAAGAGGATTACATACTTTTGAAATTCTCTTTGGAGAATCCCATATACTTCAAGCTCGGAACTTACGTTGAATGCGACTTTGGACTATTTGAAGTGTGCGATTTGCAGAGTCCTACCTTCAACACCGATAACGCAGGCTATGATTATGAACTAAGACTTGATGCTCACTACTGGAAATGGAAAAATAAAATCTTCAAATATACCCCGGAGACATCTGGGCAGGAAGCGTCCTGGAGTCTGACAGCTCCACTCAACGTACAAGCAAGTATAGTCCTGAGAAACTTGAAAGCTCTTGGTTATACTTACAAAGGACAGGATTTTGATTTTTCCATTGACAGTACGGTCGAGAACAAGTCTCTGTTAATGACTTATGATAACACCAATATCTTAGATGCCTGTTTTGAAATGGCGAAGAAATGGGATTGCGAGTGCTGGGTGACAGACAATATTATCCACTTCGGTAAATGCGAGTTTGGCGACTACGTGAATATGGAAATCGCTAAGAACGTGGGGGAAATGTCACGCTCCGAATCCCAGTCAACCTATGCCACCCGTATCTATGCTTTCGGCTCGACAAGGAACATTCCTGCCAACTACCGTCCCGTTGACGAAGCGGTGGTGATAAATGGTGTGGTGCAAAAAAGATTGATGCTACCCGAAGGAACTTTGTACATAGACGCTTATTCAGATATGAGTACTGAAGAAGCCATTGAACAGGTGGTTGTCTTTGATGATATTTATCCTCGAAGGGTGGGCACCATGTTGGATGTCACCACTCACGAATATATCGATAAGATAGAAAATGGGGACGGTACAACAACCGAAAAGAAGTGGGACGCTTACCGTTTCAAGGACACAGGGATAACTTTCTCCAAAGATTATATCCTCCCCGGCGAGGAATTGACAATCATCTTCCAGTCGGGTAAATTGAACGGTATGGTGTTCGCTGTAACCTTTGATCCCGACGGTAAGGATGAACAGCTTTGGGAAATTGTCCGCAACGAGGATTACGGTCGCCCGTTGCCCGATGAGGTGCTCATCCCCGAAGACGGCGATACCTACGTTTTGTCAGGATGGGATTCAACCAAAATAGCAGAATTAGGACTTGTATCCGCTGCCGAACGGGAACTGAAGGAAGAGGCTGAAAAGTACATTGCCAAATCTAAGATAGACCCGAACACCTACAACTGCACGATGATGTCCGATAACGCATACAGCGAGGATGGAATGCATAATCTCTACGGTATCGGTCAAAGGGTGAACCTCATAAACAAAGCCTATTTCGAAAACGGAAGGCTGTCGAGGGTTATCGGGTTCGAATTCAACCTTGATAAGCCTTATGATTCCCCCGTATATACTGTCGGGGAAACTGCCGCCTATTCCCGCATCGGGGAACTAGAGGACAAGGTGGAAAATCTCACTCTCAAAGGGCAGGTTTATACAGGTGGAAGCGGTAGTGGTGTATATGTGATAAGAAGGAATGACTCCACTCCTGCAACTGACAGCAATGTGTTCTCGGCATTGCGTTCGTTATCAATGTTTCTTCGTAAAGATAAACTAGATTTCACTAATTACCTATTGAGGTTATTAGGAGGACTAGAGGTTGGCGAAGCCATAGACTCACTAACTGCGGGCAAGGGCATAATCGCGGATAATAAAGGGAGGATACAGGCTGACCGCATGGAGTTGCGGTCATCGCTGACCGTTTTACGCCTTATCATCAACGAAATTCATGCTATGGCCGGGGATTTCTCTTTCTCTGATTGTGGCGCCATTGAAAAGGTTGAATTGTTGGACGATGGCACTTACCGGCTTACTATGGAGAAGCGAACAGATACAGATTGGACTACATTAGAGGAAAACGACGTATTATGTTCTATCGTTAACTCGCTGTTGATCGGAGGTACCGACTACTATACTTCTTGGTTCAGACCAGTATCGAAAAACCGCAATGATAATACTTTGACTGTAGTTCTTTATCCCGACAGCGAAGTACCGGGCGGCAAGAACTACCCACCGGTTGAAGGGTATAATGTGACTCGTAAAGGTAATGCGAAAGTTCCGGATGCTGGTGAAGCTCCGAACGAGCGTGCTCAAAGCTGGCTGATATCTTCCCGTGAAGGCAGGATCATGTTTTTGCAGAATGTATTCAAACCGATTCTCGAAGATTACAACTATGCATTAACTATTGGCCGCTTCCCCAACGTAAAGATGATAGAGAAACTCCCTATCGGTTCTACTGACGTTGGTGTCATGGCTAAAATCGGCGTATTTGAAAAAATCTATGAAGCTGACTGGAACGGAACAGTTATACCTAAAAAAGTGGATCGAGGTGAATGGTCTTTGGAAACCGCCCAAGGGGATGAGCCTTATCGATTTGTAGACTATGAAACTCTTTTAGAGAATCAGAAAGTAATCACGACTTTGGAACAGCATACCGTCTACCATTATGGCTGCAAATGGGGATGTCTGATCGATAAAACGACTGAAGAACCTCAGTGGAACTCCGTCGGATGGGTATTGCTCGAAGGTGACAAGAACTATCACCTGGAGTTTACTTCTACTGCCGGTTGGCAGTTCTTCAGAAACGGTGTGAATACCGATATTGCTGCCGTTGTGAGTTATGGTAACCGTGATATCACCAATGTCCTTATGGCTACTACCGGTGTCGAAGTGGAGTGGTTACGGGATACCGGGAATATCCCTGCCGATAACAGTTGGAAGCCTGTCTATGTGGACGGACAGAAGCATGTTATCCGGTTGACTTCAGTTGACATGGGGAGCGAATGGGGGCTTTCGGTTAGAACAGTGAAGTTCATCTGCCGGGTGTTCATCCCGGTGGGCGAAGATATAGAAACAGTAGAAAATTATGTTGGATTTAGAATATAAGAATTATGGGATTAGAAAAAGTTTTTCCTCACCTCGTTGAATACCGGTACAAGTTCTTGGGACTTATACCGTGCCGTAGAATGACAATTGTTATTCAGAGAGTCGGTGGTAAGAGCCTTGAGGAGTTGGTAACAGAAAAAACAGGGCATAAGAAAATAACTATAATAGACACTTATTAAAATGGCTATACAAACTCAACCCAAAGACGTACAGGTACATATTGATCCTTATTCTTTCTTGGCAGAGATACAGGTTCTATCCGGTAATCCTGTGCAGAACTATAACAAGGATACGAATGAGTACGAGCCGGATCGCTCGCTTATTCCTTGTGTGTTGATGCCTTACATATCTGTTCAGGACCCGGAAGGTTTGATGAACGGCAGCCAGGCAATTACCGGTGCCGAATGGTATGAAGGTGCTCCAAAATCAGATGGCAGTAATCGTATCGTAAATAACGATGATTATGTCGTGTCCGCAACAGGCAAACCTACTTACTCTTTGACGGTAAAGAAGAATGTGGATTATAACAATCCGATAGAGCTGCATTGTATCTTTTCTATCACGGACAAGCGAAAGAATACCCAGGAAAAGTTTGAGCGTAGCATTGTGCTTCGTACCAGTATCTTTGATTCAAACAATTATTCGCTGAAGATCAACCGTCCCAAAGGCTGGACTATTAATCCTCTTGAGGTGGTACCAAACAGTAAGGGCGAATGGCTATACTCGATCACCGCACAAATATACTCCGGTGAGGATATCGTAGCTGATGCCAATGCCGCTTTCTGGTGGCAGATACTTGACGGCACAACATGGCGTGACTTTACCGATGATGAATTAGAGGTCTTTGTCTCCGGTAAGAATGCAGATGATACTTGGAGTAAAACACTAACGCTGGATGCCCGATTCTTCAGGAATATTTCTGTCCGTGTTCGTGGAGCTTACTATACCGACACGCGCCCATCTTCTCCGACTTCGGACGAGATGCAGGCGACGACTTCCATCAAAGTGGAGATGCCGGGGACATTACGTGCCGACATTCGGCAGACGAAAGGTATCAAGATCAACTCTCGCATGAATACCACTGTAGGTTACGAGTGTATATTGTCGTATAACAAGCAACTGATTGACAGTAGCAAGGATAACCTATTTATAATTGACTGGTACGCGAAATCCGCCAAGGCCGGCAGTACAGCAAAAAATGTGGGCCGTGGAAGAAATGTTGAGTTTGTTCCTTCTACATATTCATTCGATCCTTTGTATCCCATATCGGTATATGCTGCTGTGAAAATGTATGCGGTGACGGCATTAGTGACTACAAGTGATGACAAAGTCTTAACTACGAGTGACGGCAAATTGATTATAACATCTAAATATGAATAGCTTATGAATTATCTGTTAGTGAAACCTGAAGAACTGGACGGGCAGGGTTACGATTACAAGTATGCGGAACGTATTCCGGACGGCCGTGTAATCCTGCCGCTCAGTGTTTTGAAGGTACTTTCCAATTTCAATCCTGAAATCCTTTCGGATGACAAGTTGAAAACGCTGATTAAAGAACAACAGGAAAGCAGCCTTTATGATCCTCCCCAAGAAGATGAGGGCAACAGTAGTGAATCTCCGGTAACTGGTGGAAGCAGTAGTGATAGTGAATCTCCGGAAGAAGATATCACTACTGAAGAATCGACCGAAAACCCAGTTGAACAGGAAGGGGGTGACGTATGAGACTTGAAGGAAGTTTTACCCTTATTGCTTTAATGGATGGTACTACCATCAACGGAACACTTCGTGTAGAAGGCACTCCGCTTGTACAAAGGTATAATAAAGGCACGGCTGTTTTCATTCCCGATTTTGAGACGTTGGCCGAGAATAACCGTCCGACTGTCGTTGTGATCCTGCGTGATATCTCTGATGGCAGCGTCCTTGTACCCAACACGATTGAATTCCGCTACAATGACTTGCTTCTGACCTTCGGCAGTAACGGTTTGTCAACGAATGCCGGTATGGTGGGGTATTTCAAAAAGGTGGATGCTTACAGCACAACAATCGGTGGTGACACTTATAAAGTGCCTGCTCTGCGTGTTATGAAGAATCTTGTGCCCATCTCCGGGTATGATAATGACCGGATCACTGTCTCAGGTACCGTTGAGATTGGCGGCTCTTCGATTGCCTTCAATGCGCTGTCGAAGGAAGTTGTTATTCAAGAGTCTACCGGTAATCAGTATGATGTGCTGATATCTAACAATAAAGGTTCCCAACTTCTTTTGGACGGCGAATCCCTTACTGAAACAGCACGTGTTTTCAAAGATGGCGTGGAAATAACCGATTATACAGGGTTTACATTTCAGTGGGTTAAGATGCTTGGAGCCGGTGATACCAATTGGGGCACATCTCGCACACAGGCAGTCTCTACCAGTGATGTAGACAACGTGTTGAAGCTACGTTGTGATGTAAAGAAAGACGGCTCACTAGTCGCCTCCGGGTATGATGAAGTGACTGACTTTTCCGACCCATACTATACGGTCATCAAGATTACCGGTATTAGCGGTAATACAGTAAAGAAGGGTGAAACGGCAACGGTCATTCCTGTTGCCGCAAAACGTAGCACGGGAGAGGAAGTTCCTTCGCTCATTACAACCTGGACATTCTCTCTGAAAGATAATGCCGGTGCCGCATTTATTTTGACGGGAAAGGATTCCGCCACATTTACGGGAGCCAATGCGAAGATTACTTATGAAGACATGGTCCGTGCTAAGATGGGTTTATCAGGCTCTATTAGCGGTACTGCATAAATTGTATGATATGATACTGACAGGAACATTCTACTTAATAGCCGATACGGAACGCCTTTGGATTGGTGTCAATCCAGAGACGGTATCTTTGGATGCTAATAACGTACAGGCTGCACCGTTACAGGTCCGGTTTTGGGCCGGTGAAGGGAGTAATAAGGTGGCTATGTCTGCCTATCTCACGTTCAGGGTTGAAAGTGTTGTAGGAAGTAGTGTCACGAAGTTGTTTGAGGACAAACCTGTTTCAAAGGTCAGTTCTTATGACTATACTATTCCTTCAGATCAGTATGCTACCGCTAACCGTATCAGTATCTATGCTTATGAGGATGCTGCACGGACGAAAGAGATTGATAGCAAGCAGGTGAACATTGTTGCCGCCAATCCTACGCCTTTTCCGCGTTCGGATGATTGGAACGTGGAAAATGTGTATAAGAACGGAGAGTATCTGAAGCAAGACAATGTGCTGTACATGTGGACCAGCCGCGTTCCTGGAAATACGGAGATTAGCCCGAAGGAATGGATTGAAGCTCATCAA